GGTTTACTGTTGTTCTGCTCCACAAGGCGATATAGCGAGCGAGTATAAGCCTCTCTACGCAACGATCTATTAGTCCCGCTTGTGATAGTACCTGTCGTACACAAGCTTTTTTAAATCATCATAGAATATAATTATAAGAATGGTAGTTCTGCGAGACACCGCTCATACTGTGCAAGCGTAAGCTGCATATCCACAATGAGCCGTTCCCGCCCAGCTCTCGCTATCTCAGACCATATCGGCAAATCCGCAATCTCCCTGGAAATCCGCAACCTCTGCAATCTTATCAACTGCGCTAATCCTTCTCGAATTGCCGCACGCTCCGCAACATCAAGCAACAAAGATTTTCCGAACGCATCCATTACAATCGATGCGTCACGTTCCACACCTCGATATCGCAAAATGGCTTTCAGCCGCTTTGCCATATCCGTATCCCACACTCCCATCGTCGGGCTCTGAATCAGTTTCGTGAGACCATCCCTAATAATGTTGATGTCCACGGTTGACAGATAATGACGCTGCAGCACAGCAGACGACCGAGTACGAGGGAAACGACCCCAATACGTATTCCGGAATGTGTCAGTATTCTGAAACGCCCGATCTATCATGTCTTGATCGAAATCCTTCGAGTAATCCCTTGCACCGGGTATTTTGCCGAAATACGCAACAATACGAGATCGGCAATTAAAGTGTAATGGCGGTGTTTGTATCGACGGGTCGTTGATTGCCCATATAGTCCCGTTCATAACACGACATGTTTCCGATGTCCTGTTGTCGATGTGCGCCATGAACTTAACCCCATCAACCACCCCGCTATCCTCATACCGATGTAGTGTGGCACGATTGAGGATGTCTGATGTTGCCGTTCGTGCGAAACGATTCGCCCTGATCCTGTCGCCATCAAAGTATTTCAGCAGGTCGTCGGTTATGCTGGGAATCGATGCCCCGGCAGATATCGCATGGGTAAGTCGCCATTGTATCTCGCTGATATCCTCAAGCGGAATGTCCTTAAGCCCCCGGACTGCTTCGGATGTGTATCGCGCAATAAACGGGTCTTCCTCGAGCGGAAACGTTTCTTGTGCGCTGTGATCAGCAGCAACTCGACGCGGTGCATTCCGTCGGATGTCCTTATTAGCAGCAACTATTCCAGCCGCGTAGGCTTGCATGAAGGCAAGATAGAGCCGTCGTTGTTCAGACATGCCGAAACGCTCAATAGACGCATAGATGTCTTTTGTGCTCGCAATGTCTTCTGCAAGACGTCGATACATCCGGTTAATGCTGAGTGACGCCTGCCGTTCCGCAATGTCTACTGAGTACGGTGCCATGGCTCCTCAGTCATATCTGGGTGTTCTCGTAAGAATTCGGCGTATTCATCCCACCACTCATCCCACCATGTTTTATACTCGGCGTGTTTCTGGCGGCAATGCTCGATCGACTTCTGGATTGCCTTGTGGACGATCCCATAGAGCGAGGTTATGACGTTCATGTTCGGTCAACTCGACCCCATCCGGGTAGCGATGGTTAAACTCTACAACAAATCGGTTGATAAAGTCCTTAAATCTTGCTCTGTAAAACAAGTCTTCTTTGCACATGAACCCCACAATGTCCCTGATGTCATGCATCATCTCAATCTTTAACTTCTCGCTCTGTGCAAAGTTCTGATCAATATAAGCGTGTAGTCTGTCATCGACGAACTTTGTAAACTCACTATCATATCGGAATGGCTCCTTGCCATACCTATTCTCGATGTACCAGTGTGCAAGCTTGATCGCCTTCCGGATCATCGGCTTCGCCTTCGCCTGCATGATCTTACCGAGTGGGTTATGATAGGGGCTGTGATTGAAGCCCACCCGGTCGGCGTGATCATCATCATCATATTTTTTTATGAGCTTTTGCTCGGAATTTGTTTTGAACGCAAGAATGTTTTCGAGCTCGACGGGGGTGAAGTATTCGGGGTCGAGACCGATCTGGTGTTTTATCACGAGTCTTGCGAGTCGCTCATCCGATATTTTTTTGTCTTTGAAGTCTTTGGCTGCTTGCTTGATGTGTTTGGCTGCTTTCTTCTTGTCGCGGGCGGTTGCTTGTTTCATAATTGGCTCACATCAATTCTGGGTTCTGTTCTGTCGAGTGCGTCTAACCCCCTGCGTATTATGCTGTCATAACTCTCTGTTGCCTTTCCTTCGGCGTCGTGTGTTAGGCTGTGTTCTTTCATGCGTTTCCGGGTGGTTGGGCGCACGCGTACGGAGGTGTCCGGCATGTATGCATAGTGTATGTGGCGGTGCCTACATATAGCTTACGCTATGCACACATTTGTATAACAGCCGTTTATATACCGGATCAGTAGATAATAACACATACAACACGGAGGCATACAATCATGGCAGCAACATACTTTACAGGCAAAAACGGCGCCATCTACGTGAAAAGTGGCGTAGATGCAGATCCATCAGCAGCCGACCTAATCACAGCCGCAGACTTCAAAATAAGTCTATCAAGGAACGTGATTAACGTTGGCAAGATCGGAGCAGCGAACGATATGAGCTACGCTGGGAAGCTATCCGTAACAGGTGCACTAACCCAAGTACTCATGACCCCACAGTATCTTGCGTGGGCGCTCGGAACACCTAGTCCAGATGCGCCAGCAGCAGGAACCTGCACCCCAGGAGACCCACAGTACTTCAGCATATGGGGCAGAGTCTCAAAAGACAGCTCAATCGTGGACGTATCCGCGAACAACTGCTTCTTCACCGGCGGAGAACTCCCAATCGGCGACGCTGACACAGTGGTCCAGTGCGATCTACCATTCCAGATTGAGGACCCATCTGACGATCTTACAATAACGTGGGCAGGATGCAGTACAACATGACCGAAAAACTATCCTTAGACTCCCTGCGTGACGGCGAAGAGTTCACAGTTGAAGAACTCCGCTTCGGAGCAATGAAACGAGTGTATGCCGGCGGTATGGATGATCAGTTCGCCCTGCTCGACAAGATGGTCACGGAAACACTGAAAATCGCGTTTCCAGACATCACAGCAGATGAGATCGATAACATCAAGATGACGGACATGAAGCCGTTGTCTGATGCGATCGCCACAGCAAACGGCGCAGACCTCGGAAATTTTACGCCCCCGAAGACCACGAAGTAGTAACAGCAGCGGTAGCCTATCATTACGGCTACCGCCTTGACTACATCGACACGCTTCGGGTAGCGGAGATCATGATGTTAGTTGAGTTCGTGACTCCAGAGGATGAGCGGCAGCCAGAATCTTCAGCGGAGCGAGACGCAAAGCGAACCGAACGAGATGCTGAGCGCATGAAACAAGCATTTGAAAAAGCAGGAGGAATAATATGACCGACGTAGCGACGATGAACATTGTCGTGAAGATGAAAGACAATGCCACCAGCAAACTGAAAGGCATCGGTAAAAACGTAGACTCGTTGGGAACGAGAGTAAAGACGTCGGTTGGGGGGATGGTGTCGAGTTTCGGTCTTTTAGCAGGTGCTGCCGGCATTGGTGCAGTTGGTCTCGCGCTAAAAAATGCTATAACATCATTTTCTGATTTTGAAGACGCTATGGCAGGCGTGAAAAAGACTACCGGCATGAGTGACGAGGGTATATCCGACTTGGGAAGCAGTCTCACAGACATGACAAAGGATATTCCGTTGTCTCACGAGGCATTAGCAGACATCGCTGCGGTGGCGGGGCAATTAGGAATTACGGGAGTCGACAATATCACGGCATTCACGGAAACCGCTGCGCAGATGGCGACAGCATTCGATATGCCTGCCGAACAGGCGGCAATAGTGGCGGCAAAACTCGGCAATATATATGGTCTTGATATCTCCCAAGCTAGTAATCTTGCCAGCGCAATAAATGTACTTGGCAATACTACAGCAGCATCAGAAGGGCAGATTTCTGATTATATGATGAATCTTGGTGCAGCTGCCAAGAACATGGGGCTTTCGGAAACGGAAGCTGCCGCTATGGGCGCCACACTTATATCAATGGGTATGAACGCATCCGATGCTGGTACACGACTCAACGCTGCGTTTGTCTCGATGGGGGATAAAATTCCGGAAATATCCAGCTTCTTGGGCATGACAACCGAGGAGTTTAGGGCAGCTTTCGGCGAAGACCCGACGCGAATGATCAAGTTGATCACCGAGAAAATCGGTGAGATCGAAGATCCATTAGAACGTGCATCACTTAGTTCTGCGTTGTTTGGTAGAGTTGGCTCAAAAGCCATGGCGGGATTAGGGGGCGACACAGAGGGGTTGGCGATAAACCTTGAAAATGCCGCGCTTGGCTTTGAGGAAAACACCTCGTTAGCAGACGAGTTTGCAGCAAAGACCGACACGTTGAAAGCGAAAATCGGTCTTATGAAAAACGCTTTGCACACAGCCGCTATATCAATGGGTACTGCTATGGCTCCTGCAGTGGAGGGTATTGTGCTGGCATTTACAAACCTGATGCCTAAACTTATGGAGATCGGTGGCAAAATCAAGGAGACGCTTGGCCCAATCCTGTCTGCTGTTTTCGACGGGATAAAAGAGGCATTACCAAAAATACAAGAGTTCTTAGGCGGTCTTGCTGAGAAACTTGCGCCGGCATTCGATTCTTTGAAGGAAGCCGGATCAAGTATAATTACTGCGTTTTCAGATGTTGCGACTGCCGTGTCAGATGCATTTGCGTCGTTTACTGGGAACGATACTGCAATGGCAGCAGTTAGTATTGTGTTCGATGGGATAATAACGGCTGTAAATTTGTTAGCAGCAGCATTTGCTAAAGCCATGGGGTTTATGGCGGATCACCCGTCTCTCACAAAAGTAATTACTGTGGTTGGATCTGCATACGCCGCATTCGTTTTAGTATCAGGTGCTATTGCAGCAATCACTACGATGATAGCACCATTTCTGGTGGCATTTGCAACACTTGGAGGGATATCTGGGGTGGTGTCTGCAATAGGAATAGCAATTGCCGCATTGAATCTTCCGTTGATTGCAATCATTACTGCTATTGCGTTGCTCGCTGTTGCGTGGGACGAAAACTGGGGAGGTATACAAGAAAAGACTGCTGCAGCAGTTGAAGCCATTAGTGGAGTCGTGACAGGATTCTTAGACACTCTGTCCTCGATGTGGACTGAGTACGGCCCGGGGATATCTGAAGCAGCGGCGGCGATATGGGATGGGGTAGCGACAGCGGTTGGAATCGCATTAACCGCAATACAAACAGCGATCAATGTCGGAATGGCGCTGGTAAAGGGTGACTGGGCGGGTGCATGGGATGCACTCACGGAGGGCGTGTCCGCAATTGGAGATACCATTGCTGGATATGTTGAGAAGTGGGGGCCATCTATCAGCTCTGCGTTCGACTCAATAAAAGATACATTAGTTGACAAAGCCGGGGTGTTTGGACCTGCTGTCGAGGCAATGTTTGACGGTGTAGAAGCCTACATAGCAATAGCGATCACTGCGGTTCAAACTGCTATAAACGTAGGTATGGCACTTGTGCAAGGAGATTGGGAGGGTGCATGGGACGCACTCACCGAAGGTATATCAGAGATCGGTGGAATCATAAGTGATTACATTGAAAAATGGGGACCATCGATTGTAGAGGCAATAGGCGCAATAGGCGAAAAGATTGGTGAAAAAGTTGGTCTGTTCGGACCGATAGTTACAGCTATATTTGATGGAATTGCCACAGCAGTTGAAATCGCACTAATAGCAGTGCAAACCGTAATTAATGTGGGTATGGCATTGATAAAAGGTGATTGGGATGGTGCGTGGACCGCTTTGACGGAGGGTGTTTCTGCGGTTGGTGAAACCGTCGCTGAAAACATTGGAGAATGGAAGACCAAGATATCCGAGGCGGTTGGTAAAATCGGAACTGCTATATCTTCTGCTGCTACAGGGGTAGTTACTGCTGCTACTGAGTTATGTGACAAGGTAAAAGAAGCTATTACTACTGCGGTAGGTGATTGGCCAGCAAAGATCTCTGAAGCAGTTGGTAAAATCGGGACTGCTATATCTTCTGCTGCTACAGGCGTAGTTACTGCTGCTACTGAGTTATGTGACAAGGTAAAAGAAGCTATTACTACTGCGGTAGGTGATTGGCCAGCAAAGATCTCTGAAGCAGTTGGTAAAATCGGGACTGCTATTACTGATGCAAAAGAAGGCGTAGTTACTGCTGCTACTGAATTGTGTGACAAGGTAAAAGAAGCTATAACTACTGCGGTAGGTGATTGGCCAGCAAAGATCTCTGAAGCAGTTGGTAAAATCGGGACTGCTATTACTGATGCAAAAGAAGATGTAGCCACTGCTGCTACTGAATTGTGTGACAAGGTAAAAGAAGCTATTTCCACTGCTGCTGGTAATTGGGCAGGTAAAGTAACTGATGCAGTTGGTGAAATCGGGACTGCTATTACTGATGCAAAAGAAGATGTAGCCACTGCTGCTACTGAATTGTGTGACA